AAAACTTGACCACCAATAAGATTTACCGGCTTCAACCCATAGGGGGCTGATACAGTAGGATAAGCCATTGAAATCTCCTAGATATTAAGAACCTTTACCAAAGCTTGTCGAAGATTTCCGTTCATTGAAGATCGGCATCCGTGGGTCGCTCTGGCGCATTAAATTGTTGTCTACAGCATCCGTCTGGTCCTGTGTTTGTTTAGCATAATATGCTGCACGTTGTTCAAGGAACTCAGTAGGGATCTTGCAAAGCAACAACCCACCAATCTCAATGTTGTCTTTAAAACGACTATTGGGATCAGCTAGCAGTGTAAATTTAGGTTGCTCTTCCATGCGGACGGGCTCCCAGCCTTCTCTCATCTTAGATGAGACATTACGTGGGTCAGCGTTATTCAGCATAGAAACGCGAATCCAACGATAGGAATAACCAGCCTGCTTGTCGGGCTCAGGAAGAAGTTCCGCAGGCATCCACTGCTTAGGACGCGAAGAAAATTCTCGGTTATCAGTTTCTCTATCAATTCTGTTTATAGCCATTGTCATGCTTCCAGTTTCAAAAGTTCACGGACGTATTGTTCAGGGGTCAAGCCAAGTTTCTTTGCAATCGTAGCTTGTGATTGATTTAGCCTCACACGCTTAGGTGCTGTCGACCTATTCGCTGAAGCAACGACCGTGGCTGGCTTCGCTTTACGCTTGTCTGCTTTAGGCTTTGCCGGTTCTTCGTCCTCACCACCGAAGTGGTCAGGAAAGCGTTTACGCATCGTCTTGTCTAACGACTCGTAGTATTCTTCCGAACCAATCTCAATACCTTCGTCACTAAGTTCTTCGTGAGCTCCAAGAGCAGTAGCGGTCATCACTTTGTTCTTTCCGAACCAAGGATTTTCTTCCTGCCACTCCATTACCCTAGGATCAGGGCGTATGTTCTGTGGAACTTGTTGTGGTATATATTGATTCTGTTGAGGCGGTTGTACACTATCAAAATCTTCTTGTAAAGCCTTTTTCTGCTTCAACCCTTTAGCTTCATTGAGCTCGACCTGATATGTGGTCATCTGCTCTTGAGCATCAGTCATAGCATCAGAGTCGCCAGCTTCATAAGCATCCTTAAATGCTTTCTTAGCTGCATTAAGTTTGAACTTTGCAGTCTCCTTAATAGTTTCCTGATACTCGTCAGCTTTACTATTGATGAGTTCCTTGATGCGCCGGTTCTCAGCGTACAAACGCTGGGCGGCTTCTACGGCAGCGTGCTGCTCCCGCTCGGCTAGCTCTCTAGCACGACGCTCGTCGTTCCACACCCGCTTCATGCGGATGAGTTTGTCCTTAGCATCTTTACTATACTTATCAAGGTCATCGACCTCGATTTCTAGCTTCTTTACTTTTGCGGGATCAGACGGGGTACGTCCTCGGTCTTCTTCCGGGGTATCGTCCTCGATCTCAATCTCAAGCTCGTCTTCTACGTCATCCTCGATTTGATCGGGGAACTTAAATTCTTTCTCTTCATATCCGGCCATGTCCGCCTCCTGTTAAAATTTTCTACGGATACCGCGAGGATCCTGCACAACAGCTTCAACGCTATCGTCATTGATGATCCTGAATTCACGGTCATGAATTACCAAACGAGTACCTGCGTTAGGTCGTACCAACACAAAGTCGCCCTCTTCACACCAATGTCCTGTGGGGAACCGAGACTCGTCTTTATAACAATCAGGTCCTTTCTTGACGACGAATAACACCGTCGTCAGAACTTCATCATTACGTACTGTCTCGTCTGCTTTTAGCAGTCCACTGTCATACTCTTTGTCTGCTTCAGGGATAGTGCACAGAATGCGATACCCTTTTGGTTCCGGCAGCTGACGCGCCTTCTCCTCTGCAGAATGATTAAGCAATGCCCCTAAATCCACCGCCTTACTTAAATCAATATCACTCATCGTCCGAGTTCTCCAATTGTCGTTTGAGGTCTGAGATTAAAAAACATGCGGCTTCCAGACCTCGAATCTGCCCACATGTATACCGGTAGTCGTCGTAACTTGCCGCCTTACCGGTTGCCAAAGCATCCGATAAAAGGTCGATCCGTTCTTTCAACTCCCTAATAAAATAGTCTGCTGCGTCCATTATTTGCCCTTATCCCCGGTTGGTTTCGCTTTTGCTGCTTTGTCTGCCATCCCATACTGGTGAGCATGTTCTAGCGTCTTGTGCGCCATGTTCTGTCGCATTACGTCTTCGTGCTGCAAAACATCAAACGCCATTTCTTTCTCGTGAATCTTGTGCTGGCTGTGCGTGTCAGTCATATGCTTAAAGGCATCAGCGGTAATATCTGCCTTCTTCTCCTTAAGCTTCGCCATACGATTAGCTTGGTCGTTAGTCATATCCAGCTCCATCTTCTTGCCACGGAGGGCAATGTCTTTCTGCTTAAATGCGGCATCGGACTGATCCTTCTGAGCCCTGAGTGCAATGTCGGCTTGTGTCTTCTGAGCCTTAATCTGCAGTTCTTGGGCTTTAAGCTGCAGCTCTTGTTGCTGCATTTGAACAATCGGATCTTGTGCTTGCGCCTGAGCTTGTTTCTGCGCGGCCTCTGTTTGGTTCTGCTGGAGGAGTTGTTGTGCAGCCTGTGCGAGAAGCGGAGCAAGTCTTGCTTCGACTTCTGGGTCCATGTGCTCGTCTTCGCCAGAGGCGTCTTTCTGGGGAGGAAGATTAAACCCAAGCTGTTTCTCGATCTCTACACGGTATCCAAAGCCCAAATGCTCGTTGATATGGGCCATCATAGCCATCTGTAATGCAGGTGCATTGGGATTCCCTTGCAGTAGTTGCTGGATCTTTGGGTCCTGCATAGCAGACATATGTACTGTTATATGAGCCTCATGATCTTGATAAAGGAAAGCTTTGACCGGCTTCTGCATGAGAATGGCTTGATTTTCCGAAACGGGATCCATAGGTTTCTGATCCTCGTCCATTGGGACAAGCTTATGCGCGTTCTTGATTCCGAGAACATCGAGCATCTGCCTAAAGAGAAGCGGCATATTGAAAAGCTGCGGAGAACCCTGCGCGAGCTGCATAACCGCCTGATACTGGACAATCTTTTGCGCCATGGTTGACGCATTAGGATCCGATACTGGGATAACATCGACATTTGAATAGTCCGACTTCTTAGCTTTCCGTGAGCCTTCATCCGGGTCATAGGAGTAGTCCTCTGGCGTGTACTCAGCAATGATGTGCTTAAGCAGCTTAAGCTCTTGCTTCAAAGAAAAGTGGATGCGGGCCTGAACAGCTGACATCACCTTGAGTGTGCGCTCAAGAATAGCCAGCGTAGTACCTACTGGAGCTTGAGCTGACATGTCAGAAATCTGAAGATCAGCCGTGTTAGCAAACCGTCGTCCTTCTTCAATGATCTTATCCATGAGTCCAGCAAGAACCTGTGATGGTTCTTTATATGGAAGAGGAATAATGTTCTCGCGCATCGTGCCACTAGGCACGTCAACATCGCGCCATTCGCCCGGAGCAATTGGAGTGTCATCCCCTTTTACACGGAGACCTCTAGTCTTGAACCCGCCCGGCAAGTTAGAAAGCGTCCCCGCATCAACAAGCTGCCGGATGATAGACGTACCACTCTTGGCGTATGCACCGATAAGGTGAATCAAACCAAAATAATAGAATCCAAACCCCGGAATGTACCCGTAATGTACAAAATGCTGACGTTTCTTCTTAAGATCGTCATCTGGCTCCCAGTTTCTACGTACAGAAAGCACCGTTTGGGTACCCAATTCGATGGTAACTACGTACGGAAGAGCAATTCCTGTGGGATCTCCGTCCTCATCTACGTCTTCGTAACCCTCTATATCGAGGTCTACGTGCATCTCTATAAGCTTGTATCGGTCGTCAGAAGTTGCCCTAAATCCGAGTTTTTCGGCGATTTTCTTCTCAACTTCGTCCATATTATTGGACGGATCACCCAAATCTACGTCTTTATAGAACCCATTTACCTGTAAAATCCGGAGCTCATTCTCCGTTTTACGCATAACGTGGGTAACACGGGGCGAAGACTGCAGGTCTGTGGCCCCATATGGGACAACAATGTCCTCAGCTGGGACAAACAACGCAACCTGACGCTCCAAACCGGGGTCGTAATACACCTTTTTAAACGCATTACCTGAAAGTCCGAGGCCCCAGAGCATACGTTCAGTCTCAGGCCGGTACTCCGGCATCTCTTCGGTGAGCTGATAGTTCATATCATCCTGAACACGCTCAGCCGCTTCCTTCTTAGAGGGCGTTTCCTTACCTATAACCAGAGTCTTGACCGGGCCTGACGCCGGAAAAATAGACATCATAGTCTCAGCTTGGAACTTAACGATAGCTTCTGCTAACAGGGGGTGATAAACACCGCACGCACCTTCCCAAGGCTCCGATCTCTCCTCGATCTTCAGGCCCAACAACTCAAGCCCATCTACATAAGTCTGTATCCAGTCTTTTCTAGAGGCTACGTCATCTTCGTAGTCCCCCATTAAGTCTCCTGCGATAGTTGCAAGCACCCGATCATCCAGCTCTTCCGCAAGATTCGCATTAAAATCGTCGCTAGGGTCCTCGCTAGGGTCAAGAATTACTTCTATACCCCCTACTTTAATAGCTACACTTTCCGGATCCTCGATCTCAATCTCAATCGGCTCTTCTTCTTCAGCAGCGGCGTCGATGCCTATGGGCGCGGAGTACAGGGACTTTTCTATTGCCATTGGAGGACCTCGGATTAGTAGTTATCCAGCGAAGAGGCGAGCATTTGCAGCTCCTCCGTAGTCGCGTTATTTTTGATTCGGTTCGCTCGAAACGATATTATGCGGCAGTTCTCAGGGGTGTACCCCTTAGTGCTGTCTTTGCGGTCTAATGATGCACTCGCGTCCATCGTTTTCGTCGAGTTATATATCAGTGTAATTCCTAGTAGGGGGCAGGTTGCGGCTATGTTCTCTCGCAGCCAGCTTTTCGTAATCGTAAACTCGTATCTGTTTTTCTTGGCTCTAGTCTTAGCGTTAAAGTAAGCTCTTTGCACCCAATGAGTCAGTGGATCCGCTTGTTTCTTGCGCTTCAATGTCTCTCTGTACTTGTTTTTTGTACGCTCGTATTGCTCTGTTTGTTTATATTTTTTATCAAGTCTACTAACACAGCCCTTACATTTAGTCTTATATCCTATCTTTTTGGATAAATCTTTGCTGAAATTACTTATCGGTAGCTCATGATGACAATCTGTACATCTCTTTACACGCACGCCTAAACTCCATTTTGAGCCTCGCGTGGGTCACCGTATAGAACTTTTCTTACAGTATCAATAATATGCATGTTTTCTCTGCTTGAAGAACTTAAGGTCTTCCGGCTCGTCGCTAGGTAGGCGTACAAACCCACCATTTCTAAAGCGCATCAACGCCATCACCGCAGTGTCCACCAAGTCATCGTTAGACCCAAACGGAAATGCGGCCATTTCTTCCACAACTTCTTCAGCCCAACGCGTTTCGGGCACCCAAACAAGACCCGATCTGATAATGTCAGCTACCGAGTTAAGTCTAGCCATCTTGTCCCCGGTGCCTCGGTGGGGTGTGTACTCCTGCACCGCCATACCTGTACGTCGTAGCTCTTGATATAGAGCCGTACCTGCTGATTTCTTTTCTACTATGAACGCATCTGGCTCGAACTCGTTGTACTGCTCGTACGCCAAATCTTTAAGTTCCGGAAACTCGACACGCTTCTTAATAGCGTTTAATAGAATGATGTGGTACGCATCGCACTCCTCATTAAGGAAGACACCCCACGTAGTGATCGCTGTAAAGTCCGCACGGTTGTTTGTTTCCGCTGCAGCGTCCAGCGCCATAATGACGTACTCACAGGAAGGCGGGTTCTCATTCTTCCACTTCTGCCACCACTCTCGCTTGACAATAGCAGCTTCTTCACCCGTGGGGTTTTGCTGATACTGGGCATTCCACTGGAATACCGGCATACCTGCCTTGATTCGGCGAAGCGCCTCAAGTGTGTATTGTTCAGGCCAAAGGGCCTTCTCACTAGCAGAGTTTTCGTTAAAGATGGCAGGAAACTCGACCACTTCGTATTGATCGGTCTCATCATTCTGAGTCATGTCGCGTACGACACGTCCTGTAAGATCGTCTTGGTGCCAGCGGGTATTCGATACTACGGACGAATTAGCAATAAAGTTGTGTGTGCGCTCAACTTCTATATCAAACACATCCTCGTACCCATCAGGGCGTATACTTGTAACTTTTGATGTAGTGAATAGCCCGCCGCAATGTGTCCTCGTTAACGTCGGTTTTGACGATGAGGTTGCAGGAGTTGCACAGCAATCCTCGTACTCTACTTGTGGCGTGGCAGTGGTCAACAGCGAGCGGGTTTGCGGGACTCCAACTTCTTGGTTTGGCCACTTCGTCAACCCCTTTCTGGCAAATAGCGCATTTGTAATCTTGGTTGATAAGCAACCGATCGTACTCCGTAGCGTCAATCCCATATTTAAGCTTAAGATGACTATTGCGTCTTTTGCTCGGGCAGTAATGTTCGTTTTTGTCTCTGAGCTTGTAGTAATAGGCTTTAGACGCGTGTTTAACACACAAACCGCTATTGCTGACGGGTTCTGAACACCCATCTGCGGAGCACTCGACTCCTTTCCATTTCCCGTGGTGCCCAACAG